AGCAAAGAAGCTCGTTTGTCTCGTGCTCGCAATGGCGGTATGTCGGAGACAGATAACCCTCGCTTGGATAAAGATGGTAATCCCGTTTCGGCTAAGGACGCTGAATATCTTGATGCGGCGGACAGGTTTGATGGTGGAGGGCCTGGTCGCGCTGGTCCTGAGTTTCAAACTAAGTTCCAGTCCGTAAATAACACTTGGGCGGGGCAAGAGGGTGATACTGGGAACATTGGTTCCACACTAGGTATTACGCCAACAGGCTCTGGTCGTGATCCAACTGGCGTTGCTGCTTTTGTAGATAAAGGTGGAATACTAGGGGCGTTGGCTGGTGCGGTTCTAGGGCCAAACTCTTATACGCCACCTAATACAGCGACAACCCCTTATGACGGCAACGATCATCGCGCAGACAACGATCAGATACGCTTAAACGAACCTCCTATAGGTGGGCCTCCTGTTGGAGCCCCAACGTGTCCTGAAGGTTACAGATTTGATTCGGCAACAAACGCGTGCGTTCTTGGCGATGCTTCAAACACGGACCCATACCAGCCTATAATCACACCATATACGCCACCTCCTTTGTCAGCGTATACACCGTTCCAGCCTAATGCTCCGTTCCAGCCTAACTTCCAGACTCCATCGTATCTACCGCAGATGCCTGTTCAACAAGCTGGTATTATGGCTTCAACTCCAACGCAGAGATATCTGGGAACAGCATGAACTTACAGGCCCTACCACAGGAAGCTTTGAAAGAGATTTTGGAGCTTACTGAGGCCAAGAAGCGTTTGGAGATCCGTGATCTGGCGCATGATAAATTCATGCCCTTTGCTCATCATGTCTATGAGAACTTCATTGAAGGACGGCACCACCGCATTATCGCGGAAAAGCTGGAGCGAGTTGCGAGGGGCGAGTTGAAACGCCTTATTATCAATATGCCTCCACGCCACAGTAAGTCTGAGTTTGCATCTTTCTTAATGCCTGCTTGGTTTTTGGGACGTAACCCCAAGCTCAAAATTATTCAAGCCACTCACAACACAGAGTTGGCTGTTCGGTTTGGGCGTAAGGTTAGGGATTTAATTGATGACCCGAAGTATAAAGAGATTTTTCCGAAGACTAATCTCAAGGAAGATAATAAGGGCGCGGGTAAATGGGGCACTTCTGTTGGTGGTGAGTACTTTGCCGCAGGCGTGGGTGCTGCAGTTACGGGCCGTGGCGCTGATTTGTTTATTATTGATGACCCGCATTCGGAGCAAGACGCGTTAAGCGAGACTGCATTCGACCACGCATACGAATGGTACACCTCTGGACCTCGTCAGCGTTTGCAACCTGGTGGTTCGATCATCTTGGTTATGACCAGATGGGGTAAGAAGGACTTAACAGGGCGACTTTTGGCCCAACAGAACTCTGATATCATGTCGGACAAGTGGGAAGTTGTAGAATTTCCTGCTATTATGCCGTCTGGTAGCCCTTTGTGGCCGGAGTTCTGGGAAAAAGACGCGCTATTGTCCATTAAAGCGTCCCTTCCTGTAGGGAAGTGGTCGGCACAGTGGCAACAACAGCCTACTTCTTCGGAATCGGCTATTATTAAGCGTGAATGGTGGCAGGAATGGGAGAAAGAAAAGATTCCACCCCTAAGTTACATTGTTCAGGCTTACGATACGGCGTTTTCCAAGAAAGAAAAGGCTGACTATTCGGCAATTACCACTTGGGGTGTGTTTAAACCCGAAGAGAATGGACCAGACAACATCATTCTACTGGACGCAAAGCGCGGGCGGTGGAATTTCCCTGAATTAAAGGAGGTGGCGTTTGAAGAGCACGAGTATTGGGAGCCGGATATGGTGTTGGTCGAAGCCAAAGCGACAGGCATTCCGCTTATTGACGAGTTGCGGCTTCGCGGCATCCCAGCGCTGGGTTTCTCGCCGGGCAAAAAAGCGGGCGGCGGCGGTGTAGACAAACAAACGCGTATGCATATGGTTGCACCTTTGTTCGAAGCAGGTATAGTGTGGGCACCAGCGGACAAGAAATTTGCGGAAGAAGTCATAGAAGAAGTTGTATCATTTCCTAATGGCGATAATGATGACTTCTGTGATAGTATGACTTTAGCATTGATGAGGTTCAGACAAGGTGGCTTTGTGTCGTTAAAAGGCGAAGAGGCTTTGGATGACGAATGGAGGCCCCGTAAGCGGGAGTATTACTAATGGCATTACCACCTAACCCAATGGGTTCAATGATTGATTCAGGCCTTATGCAAGGCGGTCCACAGGAAGATCTTCCTTCTGTGGATATGGAAGTTTCTGCTCCAATGGATTTCAGCGGGGGCGCAGATATCTCCCCTGATGGTCAGGGCGGAGCAATTATTACTGCATTGCAGGACATGCTTATGGGCGAGGAAGAAGACGCGCTCTCAGACATGCCGCACGGCGGGAACTTGGCAGAGGTTCTAGATCCAGCGATCTTGGGCGAAGTGTCAAGCGAGTTAGTAGCCATGTACGAAGAGGACATGGATTCACGATCCGAGTGGGAAGAAGCTTATACCAGTGGCTTAGATCTTTTGGGCATCAAGTACGAAAACCGTACCCAGCCTTTTGAAGGCGCATCTGGTATCACTCACCCACTCATTTCAGAATCTGTCACGCAGTTCCAAGCGCAGGCTTATAAAGAACTGCTGCCATCGGGTGGTCCTGTTCGCACAGATGTTATTGGTCTTCGTGACTATAACTCGGAAGCGCAAGCTACTCGTGTAAAAGATTACATGAACTACCAGATCACCGAGGTGATGGAGGAGTTTGATCCTGACACGGATCAGATGCTGTTCTATTTACCCTTGTCTGGTTCAACCTTTAAAAAGGTTTACTTTGATCTAAACAAGAACCGTGCGGTAGCGAAGTTCATTCCTGCGCAGGATTTGGTTGTTCCATATTCGGCAAGTGACTTGATGACTTCGCCACGGGTTACGCACGTTCTACGGATGGAAATGAACGACATTCGCAAGATGCAAGTTGCGGGGGTTTATCGTGACATAGAGCTTTCCGACACTGGATCTTCAAGCGACACTGTTGATCCAATTCGTGAGAAGGTAAATAAGCTCGAGGGGATTTCCCGTTCGTACACGGACGAGGTTCACACTGTTCTTGAGATGCACGTTGATCTAGATCTTGAAGGCTTTGAGGATCTAGGTGACGATGACGAACCTACAGGCATCAAGCTTCCTTACGTTGTAACGATTGATAAAGACTCTAGCGAGATCTTGTCTATCCAACGTAACTGGAAAGAAGATGACGCGCGTAGAAGCAAGATTCAGTATTTTGTTCACTACAAGTTTATGCCTGGTCTAGGGTTCTATGGCTTTGGTTTGATCCACATGATTGGTGGATTGGGTCGCGCTGCGACTTCGATCCTACGTCAGTTGATTGATGCTGGTACGCTTTCGAATCTTCCCGCAGGCTTCAAGGCTCGCGGCGTTCGTTTGCGCAATCAAGACGAACCTATTCAGCCCGGTGAATGGCGTGACATTGATGCTCCTGGGGGCAACATCCGTGACGCTATTATCCCTCTGCCATACAAGGAGCCTTCGGCTACTCTTGGTCAGTTGCTTGGCAGCATTGTGGATTCGGGGCGTAGGTTTATTTCTATTGCAGACAATCTATCCGAGCCCGGTGGGCAGGAAATGCCTGTTGGTACAACTATTGCTCTGCTTGAGCGCGGCACTCGCGTTATGTCTGCAATTCACAAACGTTTGCATTACGCCCAGAAGACAGAGTTCCGTCTATTGGCCCGTATCTTTGCAGACAACCTACCACCAGAATATCCTTACGAAGTTGCTGGCGCACCACGTCAGGTTAAAGCGCAAGACTTTGACAACCGTATTGACGTTCTTCCAGTATCTGATCCAAACATCTTCTCGATGGCCCAGCGCGTTACGCTTGCTCAACAGCAGCTAACACTGGCTCAGTCAAACCCACAGATGCACAACCTGTATGCAGCGTATCGCCGCATGTACAGTGCGCTTGAGGTTCAGAACATTGATGAGATTCTACCTCCACCAGAAGAGCCACAGCCCAAAGATCCTGTGACAGAAAACATGGAGATGTTGCAAGGGATGCTACAAAAAGCATTCCCAGATCAGAACCATGACGCTCACATTCAAGCGCACACTGCTCTGTATATGAGCCCTATTGTTATGACTTCTCCTCCTATTCAGGGAAGTTTGTATGGCCACATGATGGAACACATTTCCATGAAGGCCCGCATGATGGTTGAGCAACAGATGCAACAGCAGATGCAGCAAATGCAGGGGCAAATGCAACAACAGGTTCAACAGCTACAGATGGCTGCACAACAAGGCATGATTTCCCCTCAAGATGCGCAGCAGCAAATGATGGCCATGCAGCAGCAGATGCAGCAGCAGATGCCACAACCCGCACAGATAGAAGCTCAGATTGCTCAACTGCAAGCGCAGTTAATGCAAGAGCTTGCAATGAGTCTTTCTCCTCCTCCACAAGATCCTGCTGCTGATCCTCTGGTTCAGATCCGCATGAAAGAAGTAGGGATCAAGGAGATGGAAGTGCAACAGAAAGCCGACATGGATCGCCAGAAGCTACAGCTTGATGCAATGAAAACGCAACAGAAAGCTGCAACTGACGCTGCAAGGATCGAGAGCACAGAAGAAATTGCGCAAGACCGCGCAAAGGTTAACCGCGAGCGCATTCAAGCTTCGCGCGAAGCGTCACAGAGGAGATCACAATAATGCCTACGATTACAATTAAGATCTCTCCCGATGAGGAGATGGAAGTCGATAAAATGGAAGAGGGCGAAGATGGCAGCATGTGCCCTCTGGCAACACAGGACGAAGAGTTGAATGCAGAGAACAGACAAGAATGCATTGACGAAGCCAACTACCGTGATTCCACTTCCAATTCATCTGTTGCCTTCCGGGCAGACGAAGCCTGCGGAAATTGTGGTGCTTATAATCAAACGGAAGAAGTAATGGACTGCATTGGCGATGAGACAGGTAATACTGGCTATTGTCAGAAGTGGAAATTCTGTTGCGAATCTGACAACACATGTGACTCATGGGTCACAGGTGGTCCGATTACATCCAAGAAACAACCTAAATACAAAGAATACCTATAATGGATGTTGTTGCATTTTCGCAATACTTGTATAAGGTTTTACGGACGCGGGAGCAGGATATTGCCGACGCGCTAGTAAGTGGTTCTGCCAACGATTGGGAGAGCTACAAGATGATGGTTGGGGAAGCACGGGGCCTTGCTTATGCCATTGATGAATTAAAAGCCCTGCTGGAGAAAAACGCAGACGATGTCGAAGACTTTATATCTTCCTGATCATGTCGCGCAAAAAGTAAATCAGGCGAAAGCAAAGGCTGCGGCCCAAGCTATTCCTGTTGAAAGCGCATATGTGGACGCTTCGCAGAAGGTCTTAGATCCTTCTCTTTTAGAAAAATCTCTTTTGGACCGATTGCCGCAGCCAACTGGCTGGCGGATTTTGGTTATGCCTTACAAGGGTAAGACCAAAACAGAGGGTGGGGTAATCCTTCCTGATCAGGTCCGTGAGAGAGAGGCATTAGCCACGGTTGTGGCTTATGTTATGAAACTTGGTCCTCTTGCATATCAAGACCCTAATAAATTTGGAGACAGTCCAGAGCCTTGGTGCTCGGAAGGTCAATGGGTTTGCATCGGTCGGTACGCTGGTTCTCGCTTTAAAATCGATGGCGGTGAAGTTCGCATCATTAATGATGACGAAGTTATTGCTACGATTCTTGAACCAGACGATATCCAACACATTTAGGAGATTGATATGTCTGAAGAAATTGAAATTGAGAAAGAAGACGAAGGCATCGATATTGAAATCGAGTCTTCTGGTGAGCCTACCTCTGAGCGGGAAACTCCTGTAAAAGTAGAGGCTACTGAAAAAGAGGATGAACTTGCTGACTATAGCACCAAGGTTCAAGCTCGAATTAAGAAGCTAACAGAACGTTATCGCAATGAAGAGCGCGATAAAGAAGAGGCCGCACGTTTGGCCCAACAGCTTCTTGAAGAAAATAAGCAGCTAAAAAGCCGGATGACAAATCTGGATAAAGGCTACTTAAATGAATATGGTAACCGTTTAAACGCTCAGACTGAGTCAATCAAACGCGCCTATCGTGAAGCTCACGAGTCTGGTGACGTTGATGCGATGATGACTGCGCAGGAACAACTTTCAAAAGTTGCCATTGAGCAAGAGCGTTATCGCCTTGCAAAACAGCGGTCTGACGAACGGGTAGAGGTTGCACCAAAGCCCCGAGAGCAGGCGCAGCAAGTACAGACTCAACAGCAGGCACCTGCTCCAAAGCCCGACCCCAAGGCAGAATCTTGGGCAAAGGGCAACGAGTGGTTTGGCTCTGATGAGACCATGACATATGCCGCATTTGGTATTCATCGTCGCTTGGTTGAAGAAGAAGGATTTGACCCGACGAGCGATGAGTATTATAGTGAGGTTAATCGCCGTATGCGACATGAGTTTCCTCATAAGTTTACGACGAAGAAATCGGGTGGAGCACAGGTCGCCTCTGCTGGCGCTTCAGCATCCCGCAGTACTGCGAAACAGGGACGCAGATCTGTTAGGCTAACGCCTTCACAGGTTGCAATGGCAAACAAATTGCGGGTTCCCTTAGAGGAATACGCGAAATATGTGAAGGATTAAGCTATGACAGAGACAAGAACGCCACGGGCAACCGTAACTCGCGAAACGGCAACGCGCAGAAAACCTTGGGCCCCGCCCAGTCGCCTTGAAGCACCGGAAGCCCCAGAGGGCTATACACATCGGTGGATCCGAACCTCCCTTCGCGGAGAAGAGGATAACTCAAACGTATTTAATCGTCTTCGTGAGGGCTATGAGCCAGTACGGGCGGATGAACACCCAGAGTTCATGGCTCCAACCATTGAGGATGGCAAACATGCCGGAATCATTGGTAACGGTGGTTTAATGTTAACACGAGTGCCTATTGAAACTGCACATGAAAGATCCGCGTATTACGGGAACCGGACCCGCGAACAAATGACTGCAGTAGACCAGGACCTAATGAAAGATCAACATCCTTCTATGCCGATACATAATAGTCGGTCTAGTAAGGTTTCTTTTGGCGGACGAAAGTCCGATTGATATTTTTGCATAGGAGCAAAATAGATGGCTAACGCAAGTGGTGCTTTTGGGCTTCGCCCAATTACCCTGAATGGTGGCTCTGCCAACAGCACAGGTACTAGCGCATACTTCATTGCCTCGAATGCTGCAGCGATTTATCAAGGCTCTCCAGTTATTGCAACTAACGGTGGCGGCATCGCCATCACTGGTTCGGCATCCGGAGATACTTATAAACACGTTGGTGTATTTGCAGGTTGTGAATATGTTTCTTCCGTAACAGGCAAAAAAACCTGGTCAAACTACTGGCCCGGTTCAGGCGCAAACACGAACTTTGATATTGTAGGGCATGTTTATGACAACCCGAATCAACAGTTCACTATTGCAACTGATGCCACAATCACTGATCGCGCGACTGCTAAAGCGGCAATTTGGGAAAACTCTCAGTTTACCACTGGGACTTCTGGTAGCACTTCTACTGGTAATTCCTCCGCCTCTTTGGATGTAGCAACTTTGGATAACACAGACCTCTCATTGCCTTTGAAAATTGTTGGAATCTACGAAGACCCAACAACTCAAGACTTTGCAGCGGCTGGCGTTCAATTGGTCGTAGTCTTCAACAATCATGCACTTCGGGAATCTAATTCCGAAGGCGTTGTAGCATAATTGGGGGCATAAAAAATGGCTATTTCTCGCGCACAACTTGCTAAAGAACTAGAACCGGGTCTTAACGCCCTGTTCGGTATGGAGTATGCTCGTTACGAAAACCAGCACTCCGAAATCTTCACCACCGAATCTTCGGATCGGGCCTTTGAAGAGGAGGTTATGCTATCCGGGTTTGGGGCAGCACCAACTAAATCTGAAGGTTCGGGCATCTCGTATGATGATGCACAAGAAGCCTACACTGCTCGTTATAACCACGAGACAGTTGCATTGGCCTTCTCGATCACTGAAGAAGCGATTGAGGACAATCTGTACGACCGCCTCGGCAGTCGTTACACGAAAGCCCTTGCTCGTTCGATGGCCCACACTAAGCAGGTAAAAGCTGCTGCTATCTTGAACAACGGTTTCACTGGCGGCGCTTCTGCTGGTGGTGATGGTGTTGCTCTGATGTCAGCTTCTCACCCGCTGACAAACGGCGCTACTTTCGGCAACACTCCAGCCGTTGCTGCTGACTTGAACGAAACTTCTTTAGAAGACGCTCTTATCAGCATCGCAGGTTTTGTTGACGAACGTGGTCTGAAAGTTGCTCTTCGCGGCACGAAACTTATTATCCCTCGCCAACTGCAATTCGTTGCAGAGCGTCTGATGGTTTCGAACCTCCGTGTTGGCACTGCAGACAACGATGTGAACGCAATGCGTTCCATGGGTATGTTGCCCGAAGGCTACGCAGTCAATGACTTCTTGACTGACCCCGATGCGTTCTTCGTAATGACAGACGCTCCTCGTGGTTTCGTTCACTTTGAGCGTTCGCCTCTTTCGACCAACATGGAAGCAGACTTCGACACTGGCAACATGCGCTTTAAAGCTCGTGAGCGCTATTCGTTCGGCTTCAGCGATCCTCGCGCGATCTTCGGTTCGGCAGGCGCATAATTTAGCTGGTTCAGCTAACTCGGGAGGGGCGGGGAAACTCGCCCCTTTCTTTTTATTTGTAGGTCGTGTAATGTAGGGATATCCCTGACAGCCGCATGGTGTGGCTGACACTTACCCCGACAGGAGACTCTTATGGGTACAACTACTTTTTCAGGACCAGTAGCGTCCAACAATGGTTTTAAACTTACCGCAATCGCTACAGCAGATCTTCCCGCCGCCGCTGCAAGCAACGCAGGCCAAGTTCTTTTGATTAACGACAACGGTGCTGGCGATAATGAAACTTGCCTTGTTGTTTCGACAGGCGCTGCTTGGGTGACCGCCGTTGGCGCTGCCCTAAGCTAAAGGGGAAAACACATGGCAGGCCCAATTAAGGCTTACTCTCATGCTGTAGGAGCAGGCGCGGCACTTATCGGTCCCGCTCGTTCTCGTCTTCGCAGCGTTGGTGTGTATTGCACAGCAGTCGCATCGTTTACCCTTACCAGTGGTAACGGTGGGGCAACGTTGTTGACTCAAACTGTTCCCGTTGGTTACACAGAAATTTATATTCCTGATGACGGCATCCTTGCTGAAAATGGCGTGTATGTTTCTGCGTTTACGGGCACTGGTGGCATTCTTACCATTATGCTCGCATAGGGAAAACAATGGCTTACTCACTTCGATCCATAACACAGGTCGGCATGACTGAGCCATTTGAACTTCAAGTGGCCCGTGGGCAAATCCCGGGCCACTCACAAATTGACATCTTTGGCTACCAGCCTTTGGTGGAAACAACTTCAATATGTATTTGGGAAAACCCCATACCGTATGTGCTTCCAACATCTGCTGTTGTTATGACTTTGGTTAGTACCAGCGCATTGGATGCGGGTGCGATGAGGGTCATTGTTCGTGGTGTTGCCGCAGACTATTCGTATCTGCAAGAGATTGTCACGATGAACGGGGTAACCCCCGTCAACACTACGAATGCTTTTCTAGCAATTAACAATTTGATTATTATCTCACCCAATGTAGCTATAACAGCTAACGCGGGGGTGATAACTGCAACTAATGGCGGAATTACATACGGTCAGATAAACGCGGGTGTCGGCCAAAGCCAGATGTCACAATATACTGTTCCTCTAGGGTTTAGCTACTACCTTACTCGTGTTAATAGTTTTGCCCAGCAGAATGGTGGGGTGAATAATTACAACACATACAGCGTTGAGGCTACGACCCCTAACGTAAAATACTCAGTCTTACAGGCCCCCTACTTCCAGAGCTATGAAGCCGTCCGTGTTGTACCGTTTAAATACGCTGAAAAAACAAGTGTTCAATGGCGGTCAAAAACTGAAACCAATACGTCCTCCGTCGGTATGGTTATTGAGGGCATACTTATTAAAGAAGAAGGCCCACTATAATGACTACTCCTGCTTGGACACGCAAAGAAGGTAAGAACCCTAAAGGCGGATTAAACGCCAAGGGCCGCGCTTCTGCAAAGAAGCAGGGCATGAATTTGAAACCACCACAACCAGAGGGTGGATCGCGTAGGGATTCTTTTTGTGCTAGAATGAAGGGCATGAAGAAGAAGCTCACAAGTGAGAAAACTGCTAACGACCCGAACAGCCGGATCAATAAAAGTCTTAGAGCGTGGAATTGCTGACATGGTAGACCAATATAAATTCTTTTTTGTTACAACTGCAATCTTGTGCGCTATCGCTTTGGGCGGATACTGGGGGACGTGGGTGTCCTCGACACTAATGTCCGTGGACAAAGACAACGCTGTTATTTTAGAAAAGATAGATGACCAACATAATATATTGGTGGCTATAATGGAGCATTTAAGTTCTAATCAAAAAGCTTCTTGGGGTCCAAGTATAAGGGCCACGTTAAACAAATGACAATGGGAAGATCATCAATGGCCAATCAGATTGATAAACCTGGGCTTTATGCTAATATACACGCAAAGAAAAAGCGTATTAAAGCTGGCTCGAAAGAAACGATGAGGAAGCCCGGAACTAACGGGGCTCCTACTGCTAAAGCTTTTAAACAGGCGAAAAGGACTAGAAACGCATGAAGAATAAAATGAATATGGATCAGTCTATGTGCAGCCCGCGTAAGCAGGAAGCCATGGGTTTTGGCGCTGGCGCTTCTGGAATGAAGATGGGCGGCAAGGTTAAGGGCATGAAGATGGGCGGCAAGGTCAAAGGTTACCAAGCAGGCGGCATGGTAGATCCTAGCCAAGCAGCATCGGCAATGGCCTCAATGATGAAGAATATGCGGTAATGACAACATCAGGCTCAAGAGATTTTAACCTCGATGTGGCGGAAGCCATTGAGGAAGCATATGAGCGCTGTGGGATGGAAGTCCGCACAGGGTATGATGCCAAGACGGCTCGTAGATCTCTGAACCTTATGTTTGCAGATTGGGCCAACCGAGGCATCAATATGTGGACGGTGACTCAAGGAACGCAGGCTTTAACTGCAGGCACTGCTCAATACACGCTTGCTACAGATGTAGTAGATATCCTTGAAGTTGTCCTACGCCGTGGCGGCATTGACTATGAAGTCGAGCGTATTAGCCGTGGTGAGTATGTTACACTGCCTAACAAAGCTACAACAGGGCGGCCAAGCCAATTCTATTTTGACCGCACAATCGCGCCTGCTTTGAATCTATGGGCCTCTCCAGACTCGTCAACTGACTTATTGGTCTACTATTATGTACGCCGCATTCAAGATGCCGACACTTTGCAGAACACCTTTGATATGCCTTTTCGTTTTTACGCTTGTATGGTTGCTGGTCTAGCCTATTATCTGGCTATGAAACGTGCTCCAGAGCGTGTACAAATGTTGAAAGCAATATACGAAGAAGAGTTCCAGCGTGCTGCGGACGAAGACGAAGATCGCGTTCCACTTAAATTACAGCCTAGCATCTCTTACTTGAGGGTTTAATGTACGCTTCAGGAAAAAACGCATGGGGAATCTCAGACCGCTCTGGTAGGCGGTATCGTTTGCGTGAGATGAGGGTAGAGTGGACAGGGGCTAAGGTTGGCCCCGATGAGTACGAAGATAAACACCCACAGCTTTACCCTATTAAAGCTTCCCCAGATCCGCAGGCTCTTCGTGATCCGCGCCCTGACCCAGATCGCGGGCATGTCTATGTCTCTGTAGGCAACACTGTATTTCCTCCTGTAGACCCCGCTGGTCCGATGCAAGGGGGCCTCGGCTTTATTAGGGTTATAATCACATGAGCTTTACATATGACCAATTAAAACAGGCGATTCAGGACTACACTGAAAACAGTGAGACCACGTTTGTTAACAATCTACCTGTATTTATCCGCGCCGCTGAAGAGCGTATTCTAAAGAACATCCAATTGGATTTGTTCCGTAGAAACCAAGTGGCCACAATGACTGCAAGCAACCAATACTTGAATTGCCCAAGTGACTTCTTAGCTCCGTTTTCTTTGAGCTATACAGATAACAGTGGCAATAAAAACTTTGTTGAATTTAAGGATGTCAGCCTTGTACAACTTTATAATCCGAACGCTACCGCAACTGGAGCACCCCAGTATTATGCTCAGTTTGATGTCGCTAACTTTATTCTAGCGCCAACACCTGACAGCAATTACGTTGTTGAGTTGCACTATCTGTACCGTCCAACAAGCATTACAGTTGGGGCTGGCAGCGGCACGACATGGATTAGCACCAATGGGGAGCTATGCTTACTCTATGGGGCCCTGGTCGAAGCTTATATCTTTATGAAAGGCGAACCTGACATTATGGGTCTATACGATAAACGATTCCAAGAATCGATTATGGGCCTTAAAATGCTGGGCGAAGCTAAGGAAACCACGCAGGAATACCGCGTTGGTAAAGTTATACGGGCGAAACAATGACATTTAAATTAAAGTTAGCCGTTCCAGAAGAGCCGTTTGTTACGGTTCATGCAACGGAAAATCGTGGGTTCACTCCGGATGAGGTAGCTGCGCGTTGTGTAGACAAGTTGATGAGCGTTTCAGACACCGCTCCCCCCGCTATTCGTGACCAAGCCAAAGCATTTAAACAGGTCATGGAGAAAGTTGTTGCGTTTTATATGCGAGAAGCTATTCGCAGCGACCGCACAACAGTGTATAATGCGCTAATAGATGCTGGCCACCCTGAACTGGCTAACGCAATAAGGAGACTTTAATATGGCTATTTCACAGGCAATGTGCACCTCGTTCAAGCAAGAACTGCTTGAAGGTAAGCACAACTTCCGTTCCGGCGGTCACACTTTTAACTTAGCCTTGTTCACAAGCGCGGCTACTTTAGGTGCGGCTACTACGGATTACTCGGTCACTAACGAAGCAGTCGGCACTAACTACAGTGCTGGTGGTTCCGCGTTGACGAACGTAAACCCAACTTCTTCTGGGACAACTGCGTTTACAGACTTCAACGACCTGACCTTTTCGTCGGTTACAATCACCGCCAACGGCGCGATGATCTATAACACTACGACTGAAGGCGGAACAGGCACTACTGATTCTGTAATCATCTTGGCTTTTGGTGGTGATAAAACCGCAACCAACGGTGACTTTACGATTCAGTTCCCAACTGCTGACGCTTCGAACGCTATCATCCGTATCGCCTAAGAGGAAACTCTTATGGCGTTAATCACTGGATGGGGCAGAGGTACTTGGTCCCAAGGTGCTTGGGACGAACCGATTCCAGTGGTCATCACGGGAGAGGCCGCTACAGGTGCGACCGGAGCGGTAGTAATTGTTGCGGAAGCAAATGTCCCTGTAACGGGACTTGATGCTACAGGCGGTGTTGGTAGCGTTGTCGTTAGGGCTAACGCTGATGTAGGCGTTACGGGACTTGAAGCTGCGGGCGGCGTTGGAACGGTTGTTATAACCGCCGATGCAAATGTCGCGGTAACGGGTAGCGCAGCGGCGGGCCAAACAGGCACTGTTGTTGTGGTGGCGGAAGCGGTAGTTCCTGTCACAGGCTTGGAAGCAAGCGGTGGCGTTGGTTCTGTTGTTGTTACTGCGGACGCAAACGTAGGCGTTACTGGGATCGAAGCCTCTGGGGCTGTCGGTTCTGTTGTCATTGTTGCGGAGGCTAACGTAGTTGTTACGGGTAGCGCAGCGACAGGTGGCGTTGGTAGCGTTGATGTTGTTGCGGAAGCGGACGTTCCTGTTGTGGGGATTGCTGCGTCTGGCGGCGTTGGTTCCGTTGTTGTTTTGGCAGAAGCGGTTGTTTTGGTCACTGGGTCGGCTGGAACAGGCGTAGTTGGCACTGCGGGCATCGTTATTACAACGGTTGTTCCAACAACAGGCTTGGCGGCAACGGGCGGAACTGGTATTGTAACTGTAATCGCAGAAGCTAATATCTCCGTAATAGGGGTTGCGGCGACAGGCGAAACAGGAACACCTTTTATCTGGAGCGAAATAGATCCAAACCAAACACCAAACTGGAATGGGATATCCCCGTCACAAAGTCCATCATGGTCAGACGTGACAGTATCTCAAGCGCCCGGTTGGATCGACATAGCTGCATAGGAGACTTAGATGGCAAGTACATATACCACTCGAAACGGTATCGAACTGATTTCCACTGGCGAACAGTCGGGTACTTGGGGTGATACAACTAACGTAAACCTTCAGATTATTGACCGCGCTCTTTCTGGTAGTACGACGATTGCGCTTACAGGCACCGCGCATACGCTGACAACGACAGACGGCACCCTTTCAGAGGGTATGTACCGCGTTCTTGTCTTGGGTGGTTCGCCTTCTGGAACAAACACAATTACGATTGCGCCTAATGACGCACAGAAAATGTACCTTGTTCAGAATAACTCTGGTCAAGCTGCGGTCTTTACGCAGGGCTCAGGTGCGAGTATCACGGTCCCAGACGGCACGAGCAAGATCATCTACTCTGATGGTGCTGGCGCGGGCGCTGCGGTAAGCGATTTAACTGCTGCACTTTCGATGTCTTCGGTAGCCATTACAGGCGGATCAATTATTGGTATAACAGACTTAGCCGTTGCAGACGGCGGAACAGGGGCCTCGACTGCGGCAGCGGCCCGTGCTAATTTAGATGTGGACCCAGCGGGAACTGCCGTGGCCCTTGCAATCGCGTTAGGATAGGATAGATGGCAAATACTTTTAAACGCAAACTTTCACGGGGCATTGGGACATCCCTTACTGCCGTGGATAGTTACGTTGTTCCAAGCGCAACAGCGACAACTGTGATTGGTCTGGCGGTTGCCAATGTGACCGCTTCTCAGGTTATCGTTGACGCGACTGTGAACGACGGATCAAATGACACCTACTTGATTAAAAGCGCCCCTATCCCAAGCGGAGGTACGCTAGTTATCATTGGCGGGGATCAGAAGGTTGTGCTAGAAACATTGGACAGCATTAAGATCAAGTCGAACACGGCGGCTTCGGTTGACGTAGTGATGAGCATTCTGGAGATCACCTAATGGCATATCAGGGTAATGTTCCTGCGGAAGCATACACGACTACGGCAAAAGATACGTTTAACGGTAACGGTTCAACGACCGCGTTTACTTTGTCACTCCCCACGGTGACGAATGATATTCGCGTGGTTGTAGAGAATGTTGTGCAAGAGCCGACAGCCGCGTACTCCGTATCTGGAACTACCCTGACATTTACTGCCGCTCCGCCTTCTGGCACGGGTAACGTGTATGTTGTGCATTTAGGCCCCGCCGTTCAGACTGCTATTCCTCCAAGCGAGATTGCGGGTGCGACTGTGTTCGCAAGCAACGTCACGGTTCAAGGTGCGTTTACCTCACTTGGTATTGACGACAATGCTACAAGCACGGCTATGACGATTGATAGCTCAGAGAATGTGATGGTGGGTACTACTGATCCCGATGGTGGGATAAATGGTTCTTCCACTCAGGGTATTAGTTTATCTAGTGGTTCTTTTATAGGAGCTTCCCGTAGTTCAGGAAATGTTCTTGAACTTAATAGGCAAACCACTGACGGAACTATTGCTAACTTCCGCAAAGACGGAGCCACGGTGGGGAGTATTGGGATACTAGGCGGCGCTACTTATTTTTCAAGTGTCACCCATGCCCTGATGATAAATGGCAATACTGTGGAACCTGCTAATTACATAGGCACTCGTGTTAATAACACAATGGATATCGGTTCTGGTACTTATCGCTTCAAAGACCTCTACCTATCAGGCGGCGTATACCTTGGCGGCACTGGGGCGGCTAATAAGCTGGATGACTACGAGGAAGGGTCTTGGACGCCTGCTGCAACAGTCGGCTTTCCTGCGGGATTTACAGATGTGTCTGCAAACTATGTAAAAGTTGGATCAATGGTTCTTGCCGTTGCGTATTTTAGGGCAAGAAATGACGGGACATCAATTCAAATAGGCGGTCTTCCATTCCTGCCAAGTTCATACTACGGGTGGTCACTTGGACACGAAGCATACACTGTCAGAAAAGAATATATGGATGCAACCAATAGTCGGCTTTATGCCGTTCTTAGCGGCTTATCTGGTGCATCATATTACGACTTTTACGTTTCTGCGACTTACCGAACAAACTCATAACCCCATAAACTATCAGGGTAAGAACCCTGACGGACAGTCCAACCATCATAGGAGATAAACCGATGGCACTAACAGAAGCTACACTACAAGATAAAATAGAAATCGTAGGCGACTACAAACACGTTCAAATCAGAACCGCAGTCATCATCAGCCGTGATGGTGTAGAGATTAGCCGTAGCTTCTCACGCCATGTGGTAGGCCCATTGGATGACATCTCAGGTGAGAGTGCAGAGGTGCAAGCTATTTGCGCTGTGGTGCATACTGATGCTATAAAAGAAGCGTATACAGAACTACTCGCACAGCAAGCTTTAGGAGTATAACATATGACCCGCGCCCGTGATCTAGCCAAAGGTACTTTCAGTGGCGACCTCACGGTTGACACCAATACACTTGTTGTTGACAGCGCGAATAATCGCGTGGGCGTGGGTACTGCTTCTCCCGACCTTAGCCTAGACGTTACTAGATCAGGTGACGGTGATATAGCTGTTTTCCAAACAACAGCAAACCACGGGGTAGTTCTTTCTGCACCAAGTAGTACGACATTACAAATAGCATCAGTGCAAGGCTCTAAAAACTTAGACCTTTGGGCCAATACTTTAAGTTTTAGTGCTGGCGGCACAGAACGCCTCCGCATCCTCTCCACAGGCGGCATCACATTCAACGGCGATACCGCCACGGCCAACGCTCTGGACGACTACGAGGAAGGGACTTTTGTTCCTACACTAGGCGGGACTACAACTTACATTGGTGCAGGGGGTTTTTATACTAAAGTTGGACAAGTTGTTAGTGTGCAGTGCTTTGTTAATATCGCATCTCTCAACACTCCTAAAAATGGCAACCACTACATTCAAGGTCTTCCCTTTGCATCATCAGGGCAAGAGTCATATATGGGGGTACATTACTTCTATAACTGTGCTGTTAACATGAGTTATCTTGCTTTTAGGGCAACAGGATATGATATGTGGCCTACCTTTGCAGGTTCCCCTAGTGGTTCAATGGGGGTTAACCCAGCTATATTCCAGAATAACACACAGGTCTATATAGCGGGTGTTTATAGAACTACTCAATAACCCCGAACCATAGGACACGAAACATGACGCTACACTTTGACGATACCGCGAAAGCAACAGGAGCCTAAAAATGGCATATCAAGGTCGCCAGCCGGGAATCGGCATACGCAACAGATTCATCTACACGGCAACGTCTGGGCAGACGACCTTTTCTGGCAGCGATAGCAACGGTCTGTCGCTCGCGTATCAGGACGGCGCTTACGTTGACGTGTACTTAAACGGTGTGCTTTTGATTCCGGTGACGGACTACGCGTCCACGACTAAGACATCTGTGACCTTGGTCAGCGGTGCAACGACCGGGGACGCGGTTGAGATCGTGTGCTACGACATTGCATCTATTGCCGACACTGTTAGCTCCTTGAACGGCGGTACGTTTAAGGGCGCGGTAGTATTTGAGGGCGGAGTTACGGGCGCGGGCGGTGCAAGTGGCGGCGGCACAAATCAAATATTCTACGAAAATGGGCAGACAGTCACCGTGGATTATACTATAGTGTCAACAAAGAATGCTATGTCCACTGGACCCATTGATATTAACAGTGGAATCTCTGTGACAATTGAATCAGGAGCAAGGTGGGTGATCTTATGAGTATTACTTTAAACGGCACGACTGGGATTACGACTCCAGCTTTGGATAGTGTTGCACCTTTCTCATCTGCGGATATGCCAGCGGGTAGTGTGCTGCAAGTTGTATACGCTTCTAACGATACCGCTTTTAGTAGTGCTAGTGACGCAGATGTTTTTAGTGGATCTATTGTTATGGCTTCAGCCAGTAATAGACTTCTTATAACTTGTTCTGTTTTATGGGGTGCAACAAATAATGGGGGGTACTTGGCACTTACCGATGGCTCTAATAATATTATAAATCGGCCAACAGCATCAGGTTCCCGTGGAAGATATCATTGGGGACCGTTATACGATATAAATTCTTCTACGTATATAGCTTTGCGTGAGTCCTTTACAACCGTAATCACGCCAAGCGTAACAGGTACATATACAGTTAAATTAAGATGTTATGTTTCAGCGACAACTGTTTACGTCAATAGAGATGGCTACAACGGCGACAGATTTCAAGACCCTATTGGTATTTCTACACTTACACTTACGGAGATTAAAGGATGAATGACGCAATCTATAAATTAAATCCGTTAGTTACAACTATTCGTGGTGACGTTGCTTACGATGCGAATGGTAATGTAGTTGAATATGACATTGCTGCCGTGCAAGCCCACATTGATGCCAACGCATACAAGTACAGCCGTGCCACAGCATACCCAACAATCCAAGAGCAACTTGATATGCAATACTGGGATGGCGTGAATGGCACCACCATCTGGGCTGACACCGTTGCCTCAGTGAAATCGGAGAACCCCAAGCCATGAGCAAAATTAGTATAACACCTAACGCTTCTGGCACTGGTGTATTCACAATCAGTAGCCCAGCTACAAGCACCGACAGAACACTGACGCTGCCTGATGCTGATGGGACGGTGCTGACTAGTGCTTCAAGCCTAGCCTCTGCTAATCTAACAGGTGCATTGCCAGCTATTAGTGGGGCTGCTTTGACTAACTTGCCAGCGGGTGGTGTGCTGCAAGTTGTTAGCACTTTTTCATCCACTGGGGTAATTAATAATACTTCAACATACACAGATACTGGGTTAACTATTGTTATAACATTAAGTTCAACCAGCAATAAAGTGTTAATTCAAGCGACTGTTCCGTGGTTGCTTGGGACAAATGGTGGCAGTGGGCAAATGCAATTTCGTATAACAAGAGATGGAACCGCACTTACCAGTAATCTTGTCTTTAACAATGTCAGTGCTATTGTCCAACTTGGTGGGACTCAGATGATTTCTTGGGTGGACTCCCCAGCTACAACATCTGCGGTAACTTACAAAGTTCAATTTAGAGAACTTTCTATGAGTGGTCGCTACGGTAATACTACTGTAATGCCTACACTTAACGCAGCCCAAAATGGGATGATGCAAGCATTGGAGATTGCAGGATGAACAAAGCAAACGCACTCCAATCACTACGTCCTATGGCACAGTGGGTTCTCCGTGGTGACAGCCTTGAGTGGTTAGACACTGAGCAGACACAGCCGACTGAAGCTGAAATCACAGCCGAAGTTGCCCGTCTACAAGCAGCCTACGATGCAAAAGCATATTCCCGTAGTCGTGCCACAGCATACCCCAGCATCGCAGATCAGCTAGATCAAATATACCATGAGGGTCTGGACGCTTGGAAAGCCACCATCCTTGCAGTTAAAGAGGAGTTTCCCAAGTGAGCAATCTTAGCGTAAACACAATCACCGATGCCTCTGGCGGATCGACTGCAAGCATCAATGGGCTTACCCCCCAAGCCTCAAATATGCAGCCCTTCAATCGTATTATCAACGGTGCGATGACTATAGACCAGCGGAATGCGGGGGCTGTTTCTACAGCATCAGGCGTATTAACTACGGATAGATTTGAATTTAATGCTTCTCAAGCAACTAAATTTACTTGGGGACAAAACTATGGTGGAGTCACACCACCCGCAGGATTTAATAACT